AATACATTTAACCGCTGCTATAGGTGAAATACAACAAATACGTCATATTGTTTCAAACAGAGACTTGCAGATTTTTGCAGCTTCAGCTGAACTATTTGTTCCAGCATTTCAGAATCAACCTATTACTCCAACAAATGCACAAATCAGAAGACAGACACCTTTTGGCTCTGGATTTAACAGACCCCAATCTATAGATGGAGCAACTGTTTTTGTTCAAAAGGGTGGTCAGATTGTAAGAGAGTATTTGTTTAGTGACAGTGAAGCTGCTTATGTAGCAAGCCCAATATCTACTATTTCTTCGCATCTTATTAAGTCACCAGTAGAAATGAATACCCTTTATGGTGCGCTATCAAGATCTGAAAGTTATGTATTCGTTTTAAACAATGACGGCACAATGGCTGTGTTTAACTCAAACAGAGCAGAAAAACGTGCTGGGTGGGTAGAGTTTGTTACGAATGGTAAGTTCCATTCTTCTGTAACTATAGATGATCGTGTTTTTGTTAATGCAGAATATGACCTCGGAGATGGCACAAAAAAGATAATACTATGCGAGTTTGATTCTACGTTTAATTTAGACATGGCAAAAATATACAGCGGTTCAAGCGGTGTGTTTGATGTATCAGCAGATTTCAATAATGGCGCTGTATTAAGAGTTATTAATGGTAATAATTATATTGGCGAGTTTACTGTAGCTGGCGGTAATATAGATGTATCTTCTGTAGACGCATCATTGTCATCAGCAGAAATAGGTTTTAATTTTGATGTTGAGTTAAAAACAAACCCAATAGATGCTCAGTTAGGTAATGGCCCAATTACTGGTATTCCAAGAGGAATAGGCACTGTGTATCTTGATTTGAATAGCACATTAGCTGTTAAGGTTAATAGCACAGCTTTAATTATTAGAAATGTAACAGATGATTTATCACAGGAATTAACACCTTTTACTGGAAAAAAAGAGTTTAGATTGCTGGGATATAATGCTGATCCTCAAATAACTATAACACAAGATGCCCCATTAGATCTGCAAGTTAATGGGCTAGTAGCGGAGTTGATATTCTAATGTCTTTTTTTCAAGCTATAGGGTTGGGAATGAAACTTATTGGCGGTATGCAAGCCGCTAAAGCCCAAGAGCAAGCTTCAAGAGATAATGCTGAAGCAATGGTAACAGATCGTATTCGAGGTGAGGCTCAAGCAGCGCAGCAACAAGTAGCTCGTTATCAGCAATACTTTGATGATGTGGCAACTAACGAGGCAGTGTTATTAAAGAACAGAGACTTTGACCAAAGTGTAAAAGCTTTTTTTGATGAGCAAAAGGAAGTAACATTTGATGACCTCACTATTATGGCAAGTCAATCTCAAATGGAATCAACAAAACAAACAGTTGCATCATTGCTAGAAATAGAGCGTGGTAAAAATCAAGCAGCAGCAACAAGGATAAGAACTTTTTCAAGCTTTGCATCTGGTGTACACGACCTTCAAAGTTCAATGGTTTTAATACCAAGTGGCGGTGGTAGCGGTGGTGGAGGAAAATAAATGGCAGTTATTCGCAGAGCAATAAGCGTAACAAATAAACGGATTGGCATAAATAATTTTGATACTAGCGCTGATGAAGTTGGCATAGCTATTGCTGATGCTGGTGAAATGGTAAGGGATAGAGCTTTTAGAATAGATGCTCAAAAAGCAGAGGAAGCTGGTGCTGACGCTGCTCTATCTGTTGATGCTGAAAGATTTTTAGAATTTGATGCTCAGGGAAAACCATCTGCCTTACAAACACCAGAGGGCTTTGGTCGTATTGCTAGAGACTCTTTTAAAAAGGTAGCTGAAAGACGCTTTGTTGAAACTGTTGATAAAGATATTCGGCTTAAAATGGAAGAGCTATCAATAAAATATGATAGAGATCCACTTGGCTTTGATAAGGCTGCTGAATCTTATTTAGCAGGGATATTAAAGGTTGATAAAAATAATAAATTCCAACAGCAGATTTTAAATATTGGTGCTGAAGTTAAAGAGCGTGCTAAAGTAAATATAATGAGGTCGGAGCGCAATCGTGCTAGGGCAAATGCTGCTCAACATATAAGTTCTGAAACTATAGAGAGCACTAATCTTGCTATTGAAAAGGCAAGACTTGGAGATTTATCTGGAGCTAAAGATATAGCTGAAGAGCGAAGAGCCGCTACCAAAGAGGGTGAGGGTGCTGGCTTTAAGATAGGATCTTCTGATGTTGTCAAAGATAATATTAACGGCTCTATAGCTGGTGCATATTTATCAGCACAATTTCAAACACTTTCACGCCAAGATAGAATATCAATTATTCGAGCAGCTGGAGTTGGTGGCACTAATATTACTTTATCTAAAGAAGCTCAGGCTGTTTATAATAATGTTTCAGATCTAATAACACCTAGCAATCAATCAGGTATAGTTGCTGAATTAAGATCAAATAATTCTAGTATAGTCTCTGATGAAGACTATTCTCTTCGGATGAATAACATTGCATCCAATCAAAAGCTTAATGAGCTATTGCAAGGATATGATAATATAAATTTTGCTTTAGAGTCTTCATATATAACAGAGTCTAACAAAGCTATAAATACACCCAAAGATTTTGACGTATTATTTATGGGTACTGTTACTCAATATGAAGCTAGAGTAGATGAAATAAAAGAGTTAACATCTATGGTTGATGGTGACGGTAAGCCTTTAAACAGCACAACATCATTAAACATGCAAGAAGAAGCTAAAAGAACTTTAATAACACCTTGGCTTTTAAATGCAGCTGCTCAAGGTAATCAGGATCAGCTAAAGAGCTATATTTTAAATGGCACTCAAGATGGATCATTAACAAGCTATCAAATAAATACAGTTAATAAATTAAAAGAAACGCAATTACTGCTATCAACAGATGTTAATGACAGCTCTGTAAAGGCATTGCTAAATACAGATATTGGTAAGTTGGTAGACCAGCAAAAAGAACAACAGCTTAAAGTAGATCTAAGTAATGAAGCATATGAATTAGCTGCTAATCTTTCTAGGGGTTTTGTAACAACGGCTGATGGGACTTCTTTTGAAGAAGAGTTTCTTAATAAGGTATCTAAATCTGGACTTGATCCTGTTGCTCAAGACGCTCTTAGTAAGATTGCACAATTTGGTGGTTTGCGTGGTGAAATAAATGGCATTGCATCTGGCTTAAACTCTACACAGTTAGAAGATATTATTAGATATGTTGATACTGATGGACAGGTAGATATTGATGAGGGCATTACTAAAATGCTTGGCAATAAAATACTATCTGAAAAAAATGAAGAAGCTATTAATGCTGGAGCAAAGCATCTTGAAGAACTAAGGACAAATGCAGTTAGAGATGAACAGGCAAGAAAAGATTATCAAGATTATCAGCAAGATCTTTCAGAGGTAATGTCTGGGGAAAGAAACCCTAACAGTGCTGATTCAAGAAAAAC